TGTAGTCAAAGCATCAAACGTACTCCTAGAGAAAGAGATGGTAACTCGCCGCCCATTCGTGGCCTTTGTACCGCTGCCGATCCCACATGCTTTCCATGGTAACAACTTTGCTGACAAGCTCGTGGGTATCCAGAACGCTCGTACAGTTCTGACACGCTCCATCCTCGACCACGCAATGGTCACAAACAACCCACGCTACACTGTAGTCAAAGGTGGCCTTACGAACCCTCGTGAGCTTATCGACAACCGTGTTGGTGGTATCGTCAACGTCACACGCCCTGATGCTATCTCTCCAATGCAGCAGGCCTCTCTGAACCCGTTTGTCTTCCAGACCATTCAGATGCTGGACGAAGACAAAGAGGATACTTCTGGTGTCTCACGCCTATCTCAGGGCCTCAACAAGGACGCTATCAGCAAGCAGAACTCTGCTGCTATGGTTGAGCAGTTGGCTACTATGAGCCAGCAGCGACAGAAGATCATTGCTCGTAACTTTGCCAACAACTTCCTGAAGCCACTGTTTACTCTAGTCTACCAGCTAGTCGTAGAGAACGAGAGCGAAGAGAAGATCGTTGAGTTGGCAGGTCGCTATGTGCAGATCAACCCAGCTCAGTGGACTGACAAGCGTGATGTGCAAGTCGAGTTCCACCTTGGCTATGGCGACCAAGAGACCATGGTGCAGAAGTACCTGGCCTTTCACACCCTCTTCTCACAAGACCCAACACTGGGTCAGATGTATGGTCCCGACAAGAAGTTCAAGATGTTGGCTGCTGTACTTGAGAAGTCTGGTATCAAGAATGTTGCTGACTTCCTTACAGACCCAGCACAGATACCTCCACCGCAGCCTGATCCAGCACAGCAGATGCAAATGCAGATGGCTCAGAAGCAGCTAGAAATTCAGGAACGTCAGACAGCCGTGTCAGAGATGAAGGCACAGTTTGACGCTGAAATTGCGAAGATGAAGCTCCAAATGCAGCAGATGCAGGCGCAAGCAGACTTCGCACTCAAATCGGACAAGATGGACCTCCAAGAGAGCCAGCAAGAGCACAAAGAATACGTCAACCTCCAAGAACTTGAGATTGCGCGTAGTGCTGAAGATGTCCGAGCAATCGCAAGCCCTAACGGGTAATTCAACAGGATAACCTATGCCTACACAAGAAGAGCAACTTGTGGTGGCTGGAGATGAAGCGGAGGCGCTACTTGGTGCCTCTGCATTCACTTCTGTCATCAACGAACTTGTCGAACAGACCTTCCAAACCTTTGTCAACACATCGCCAGAGGACCGGGAGAAACGTGAGCAAACCTACAGCCACTATCGCGCATTAGTAGACGTGGTGAACACACTTAAACAGCGAGTGGAAGTGCGTAACAGCATCCACGAAGCAGCAAATGGCGACAACAGCCAAGAGGATCAGTAGCACCATGGATAACGTGCAAGATACTAACTCTGAGCCCCGCGTATTCGATCTAGATGACGCGGCTGATGCAATCTTAGGACGGTGGGATGACGGTGAAGACCTATCAGAACCCGAAGACAAAGATGCGACATCCGAAGACATCGATGAGACAGATGTTGACGAGGATGATACTGAAGAAACCGAAGTCGAAGATGAAGACGATGAGGAACTAGAAGACCCTGACGCTGATGAAGCTGAAGATGAGGAAGACGATGAGGAAGAGGAAGACGATGAGCCACAGCTCGTGTCTGACGAAAGCCTTGTGGAAATCTCCGTCAACGGTGAGCAGCAGCAGGTATCTGTAAAAGAACTCAAGCGTCTATTCGGACAAGAGGCATCTTTAACCAAAAAGTCTCAAGATTTAGCAACTCAGCGGAAAGCAGCAGAACAACAGTTTGCTCAAGCGCAGTTGTCATACCAAAAACTCTTAGAACGTGCAGAAGAACGGTACAAACCGTACACCGACATCGACATGCTGGTGGCCTCTAGGCAAATGGACCCAGAGACCTTCGCCCAGTTTCGACAAGATGCACGTCAAGCAGAAGATGACCTCAAGTTCCTCAAAGAGGAAAGCGGTAGTCTTATGTCCGGAATGCAGCAGCAGAACCAAGCCGCAGTACAAGCAGCAGCTCAAGAGTGCATAAAGGTACTCGAAGAGAACCTGCCTGACTGGGGTGATGAGCTTTATAGTGACATCCGTCAGTATGCTGTGCAATCGGGCTTGCCTCAAGAACAGGTGGATCAATACACCGACCCTAGTGTCATCATGTTGATCAACAAAGCACGTCTTTATGATCAGTCGAAGCAGGCTGCTAAAACCAAGAAAGCAGCAGCTAAAGTGACTAAATCAAAAGGCAGCAAGACAAAGGTCTTGAGTTCTAAGAAGTCCCCACCAACCAAAACTGATGTGAGAACACAGAAGCGCCAAGCTGCGCAACAAAAGCTGCGTTCAAACCCACGTTACGGTGGCGACATAGATGACATTGCCGAAGCCTTAATGGCCCGTTGGGAAGACTAACCACAATCTTGCCTAACAAATTGTAAGGATACAAAAATGGCTACTTATACCACATACGATCAGGTCGGGAAGAAAGAGTCTGTTGCAGACATCATCTCTGACATTACACCTTTCGATACGCCTGCGTTCACCATGTTCAAGAACGAGAAAGTTACAGCTCGTACCTTCTCATGGCTCGAAGACAGTCTTGCCTCAGCGGGTTCAAACGCTGCGGTAGAGGGCGCAGACGCAACTATGGCAACTCTGATTGATGCCGTAGAGCGCACTAACAACACCCAAATCTTGACCAAAGGCTTCCAAGTATCTGCAACAGCAGACGCTATCGGCACCTATGGCCGTGCCAAGGAAACAGCTCACCAGCTGGCCAAAGCACTCAAGGAAATCAAGCGTGATGCAGAATACGCCATGGTTGGTGTAAACCAAGCTGCTGTTGCTGGTTCTGGTGGTGTTGCACGTCAAATGGCTTCTGTGATCAACCAGATCACTACAGCCGTAGATGCTGGTGCAAATGCTACCGATCCGCTTACCGAAGCAAAATTGCTGGTAGCCGGTGAAACAGCATACAACAATGGCTCAGACGTTGACACTCTGATGATCAAACCGGGTGACGCACAGATCGTTGCTGGCTTCTCAGCATCTGCTGGTCGTAACCGTGAGATCGCTCAAGGTAAGACATTGGTCAATGCTATCGACCTGTATGTGTCTCCATATGGCGAATACCGTGTTGTTCTCAACCGTCACCTCAAGACAGACACAGCGCTGCTGATTGACCCATCCATGTTCAAGACATGCACATTGCGTCCATTCACTCGCACACTCCTAGCGAAGAACGGTGACTCAGATCGCCACCACATCGTAGGCGAGATGTCCGTCAAGCACATGAACTTTGGCGACTCTGTGAAGATCACAGGCTTGTCATAAGCACACTTTAGACTTCGGTCTTTAGTTAAGGTCCACTCTTAGACACATAGGTTTTGCTCTCCTTACTGTGTGTCTTTGGGTGGGCCTTTTTACATTTGTGGACGTGAAGGAGGCCAAAGGGGCTCCCAGTGACCACAAAGTTAATCCAATCGAATACTGACTTCATCCACGAAAGTGATGCCTTAGTCAGGAAGCATACACAGAATATCACACAAGCATTCCTAGACGATCTCAAAGACGCTCGTAACGAAAGTACATCGAAGCCTATGGGAGAGTTCCACAAGGTTGCATCTATCCCAACAGTAGTCGCTGAGAAGTGGCTGCGTGAAGGGTTCAATATGTGGGAAGCCACAGGACAAGAGATCATCAAACGCCTTCAGTCTGAGGACTTAGGTATGTTCATGGCAACCGAAAAAAGGGTCTAACAGATGGCTTATAAAACTACAGGCAAGTTCAAGCCCTGCAAGGGATGCACGACACCAATGACATGCAGCAAGTTTGGCTGTCAGAAGCAAGGGGACTAGAATGAACAAAGGTCAAATCAGGAGCCACTTTAAGGCTCTACTAAACCGCAGCGACTGTAGTGATGCTTTGGCCGATACCTTCATCGATCAGGCCCTCACTCGCATCCAGCGTGTACTGCGTATTCCATCCATGGAGAAGCAGCAGGCTTACTCAGTCACCTCTGGAACACCTTTGACACAGGTTGTCATGCCCTCCAATCTGCTAGAGATCATTGATCTACAGTATGATGGTGTTTCCCTTTTGCGTCTGCCTTTACATGAGATGGCCGCAGCTCAGAAGTCTGGAGCTACTGGCAGTCCTGTGTACTTCAGCCGTGAGCGTGAGGTTATCAAGGTCTCCCCTAATCCATCCTCTGGCATCATCTACCTCAACTACTACGGCGAGTTCGATGCACTTACGTCTGACGTTAGCACAAATGTAATAACTAACATTGCCTCAGACCTCCTGACCTACACGGCTCTTGGCTATGCCTCTGACTACTTCCTTGATGAGCGTGGGCCACTGTTTGACACCAAGTCAGGCCAGTTTCTCCTTGAGCTACAAGACCAAGCGAACTCCGCTGAGACCTCTGGCATGGCCCAAGTCATGCGTCCCACTTCTACCTACACAGATTGAGGTGCCCCATGGCTAAATCTTCCTTTTATAGCAGCACTGGTGTCACTGCTGACAATCCTGATGTTGACCCAGTTGCCCCAGAAAACTCTCCACTGTTGGACCCAGTAGCCCCTAGCAACATAACTGCAATCGAAGACAGCAAGAACGCAGCGGCCCTCTCTGAAGCTGCTGCTGCTGCCTCTGCTGCTGCCTCTGCAACCTCAGCATCATCTGGCGCAGCCTCTGCGTCCACAGCCACCACAAAGGCTTCTGAGAGCGCAGCTAGTGCCACAGCAAGCTCCAACTCTGCCGCTGCCTCACAGGCATCCAGAGTTGCATCTGAGGCCGCTAAGGTTGCTGCGGAGACCGCAGAGACTAATGCTTCCACAAGCGCCGCGACAGCCACAACGCAAGCTGGCATAGCAACGACTAAGGCTGGGGAGGCTGCCACATCGGCAACGTCTGCTGCATCATCTGCATCATCTGCTCAGGCGTCTAAAGATGCTGCGCTTGCTGCATTAGATTCATTTGATGACCGCTATTTAGGTCAGAAGACTGCGGACCCAACTTTAGACAACGATGGTGACGCACTGGTTTCCGGCGCTTTGTACTTCAACACGACT